TTTCTTGATTTTCGATTGCAACCATGTTGTAAAATGTTTGCCTACTTCAAGAAATTCATGTAAATCTCTTGCATTTACAATCGGATTTCCAGTTCTCGGACTTTTCCTAATTTTGATTAGTTCATTCATATCAGGTATTTTAAATTAATAATCACCAAATGTAATAAAAATTCCAATACGACAATCACTTATACGAAACAATTTATCAAAATATTACAAAAAGTCAAAAAAAAAGAGCGAGTTCAACATATTTCTATGTCGATTCTCGCCCATTTTCTTTTTAAGGAAAAAATATTCTTCTCTAATCAAAGAGAAGAAGTTTAGTTGTATCACTGTCCTTTGTCCCACCTCTCCATCTGGGCGGGATTTCATGTTTCAAATTACTGAAAACACAACAAGTTCTTCTTTTTGTAGCGGGGGCAGGACTCGAACCTGCGACCTTGACGTTATGAGCGTCACGAGCTACCAGCTGCTACTACCCCGCAATATATTTTAAAAAAAAGGATAGTTTGTTTGTTATTGTTGTTTACACAATATGGGATTTGAACCCCACGACATTCTGCTTGCGATGCGGATGCTCTTTCAACCGAGCTAATTGTTACTAAAATAACAAACCGTTTCCTTTTTTTATTTTAAATCAATTCAAAGTACGTTTATCCCGAAAGACTCTGCAAATATAAAACACATTTTTTTCTGTGCAAGTATTTTTCAAAAAAAAATTAAAAAAAATTTCGCAAGCCTCTGGAAAAATAAATACGAATAAAAATCAAAAAAGTTACATTTTTTTTTATAAAAATTTTTATTCTTTTTTGATAACTTGCTGGCTATCGCCCCTTTTTCTAATTATTTCATAAACACTTTTATATTGTCCTTGGGGTGCATCTGGGTCAATTTTTTGAATTTCTTCCCATATTTTATTCATATCATCGCCCTCGAATTTGGGTTCATTTTCTGTCAACACAGGTTCATTCTGTGTTGAATCATGTTCTTGAACGAACACCCCGGGTGATTTAAATTGTGACAAATCAATCTCCTTTTTCTTAACAAGTGGCGGTGGAATATTCTCAATTTTCACTTCTTCCTGAACCGTTGCTTCAGTAATTGTCTCACCAGTCCAACAATTAATAATATCAGTTCCAGTATTTACACCATCATTCACGCCATCACTTACAGCATCATTTACACCATCACTTACAGCATCATTTTTCAGTATTTCGATGTCTTCAGTATCATCAAGTTCCAATAAATCATCATTTTTTCCAGTGTTTACTCCCTCAGTTACTCCCTCATTTATTTCTTTTTCATTTTCTTCTTCAATAACGTCTTTCACAAAATTAAGTAGTCCAGTCTTTTCTTCATCACTTAAATCAGTTCGTGCTGTATCAATATGAATTGTTTCAACGCCAAGTTCTTTCAATTTATCAATAGGATTGTCTTCTTCGGGCATTTTATTTTTTTCCAGTAAATCATTTATGTTTTGAGTACTTCCGATTGTAGGACCTTCCTCTACCTTTTGACTCAACGCAGCATGTACTTTAGCCATACCTTCGGCTTTCTTTTCAATTTTTTCTAAATCCTGCTCGTCATAATGTTTGAAGTTTTTATAGGTTTTGATATACCTGTATCGTGGGTCATCAATAATTATTTTCATGGTATCGTTATTGAAGATACAATCTTCAAACATCTGACCATCTTTAGCAAATCTGGCTTTAATAATCCTAATATTAGCAAAATTAGCTTCTTGTTGTGCCTGTGTTTTGGCAATTGACATGAAGAAGTGCGCTTTTTGCATTCTTTTAATATTACCACCAGTTTGTTGTGCTTCAACAAATTCAGCACCAATACCCGAACGATTAGTTTGAATTGCTGTCCATGCGGGAATATTGAAATCAGCAGCAAGTGCTTCAAAACCCTTAACAATCGCAAGTTCAGCCTCATTTCTATCAGGAGATTTTTTATGACTTTCGAGACAATCAAGGTAGTCAAGAACCAGAATATCGAATTTAAATCCGAATTTTTTCTGATAATTTAACATCCAATTCTTAATGTCCTTAATTGTAGTATCTTCCTGACTAAATCTTTTAACCAGTAGTCTTCCCCTACCTTCCATTTTACTGGTTACCTCAACAGCATTATCAAAAACCCTCTTATTTTCATCTTCGTCTTCAAGTCTGCTTAATGCCGATTCTGCCCAAATAACATAATGTTTTCGTTTTATCTGGTCTTTAGTGTCTTCAAATATAACATGAGCAACATTTTTATCATCAAGATATGCTGTGTTGGCAATAATTGTAAGTGCTGTTGTCTTACCAACTCCCGATGGAGCAAGAATAACACCTATTTCACCTTTACCCAGACCACCACCAGTAAGTACATCAATTGCACCAATACCCGTTGGTATAGTTTCCCTAAATTCTTTACGAAGTGCTTTGGCTATCCCCTCACTAATATCATCACAATCATCATCCTCTTCACCAATATGTTGGATTTTCAGAAATCTATCTTCAATAGCAGCAATTGTATATTTACTTTTAATTTCGCCATTTTTTACCTTTTCCTGAATACTTTCACCTAACTTTCGATATTCTTGTTGTTTAATAAATGCGGTTGCAGATTTTTGTATTACATCACCATCATAAAGCATTTGTTTATTAATGACACGCTCATTCCACTGTTCAATACGTCTGATTACAGCAAAAAGTGATTCTTCTTCAATTGTGTTGTTTGGAGTTTTGTACTTATTTATTGCCAGATGAATACTTTGATTTTGAAAATTTGGAACTTTATCGAATTCTTTATAATATTCCAACATTATAATAAACAACCGCTTGAGATTTGGGTCATCAAAGTACTCAATAGCTAAGTCAGGTAATATTTTTTCAGCAAATTCTGGCTCAATCAATAATTGCCACATCAAGTGCTGTTGAAACTCATGTCCTAAATATGCTGATAATGTGTTTTCTGTATTTTCCGTCATATTAAAAATATGTGTAAAAATAGGACGGGAATCATAAAATTATCATTAAATAAAACTATTATGAACCCAATAAATAACTCCCGTCCCTATTCCTCGTTAATTTCTTCTGAGTTTCCTCAGTAATTCTTCCCGCTTAAAGAGAGAAAGTTCTCTGATTTGATTAATCGATAAGCCTTTGTAATTAATCAAATCATAGTCATCCCACATATTTTTAATGTCATTCCTTTTAATTTTCTCGAATATCTGGTCAGCAATTTCTGTAACAGCATCCACAATATCAACAGAATACCTTGCAACAAAATTAAAACCATCAACAAAGAATTCACGTTCAACAATTGGATTTTCATTGATATATAATCCAATTTTACATGGAACGCCACGAATTGTTTTCTGTTCGATTTGCTGTACCACAGATTGAGGATTATAACGCATGTCCTGTCTCCACTCCTTCGGACAGAGATTAATCATTTTCTGATTATATGAATAAAGGTCATAAACCTGTTCTTCAACCTTACCGTTAGCATTGACAACTCTACCAACTTCGGCATTCACGTCATAACTGCGTTTAGAAAGTGTTTTTTGTAATTTGGTAATTGCCCGTGGAAGAATATCTCTCACATCAATTGAATACCTTGTGAAAGGATTAAACTTGTCGGCATCAAATATTTTTTCACATAATAGAACATCTTTCTGATGCAATGAAAACCTGAATACGTTACTATGTTCCTTTTCGTTCATTTTGATTATTTTTAAATTATTAATAACATACGCAAATATATGGAGAATTCCTCAAAGTTGAAAGGATTTTTTTATAATCTATTCTTATATTTTTTATAATATTCTGTAAGTAGCTGTTTTTCATTCATAATTACAGTATAAAAAGGTTCAACATATTGAACAAATGTACTACCATACACACTCAGAAACTCATCTTCAATCATCATATTATAAAGATTTTTACTTCCACGGTTTTCTGGTGACAATGGAATTTCAAGTTGTTGAAGTTCTTCTCGTGCTTGTTCATTAAGCATTGGCTGTCGAAGATTAACTAATTCAAAATTTGTTTTGAGTTTCGGCACATTATTTACTATATTCTCAAGTGCCTTTAGAGGTTTTTGCTTTTTTTCAATTCTTTCCCTATTAATTTCATCAGCTTTTTTACAAATTTCCCTAACCGCCATTGTCTTAAATCTGAGTTCGGGAAAATATTTTAATAATGTATCTTCTTTCACACCACCAACACCACTGATATTATCAGCAGTATCTCCACAAATTATTTTAATTGTTAATGCATTAGTGTAATGATGATTAAAATGCATCATATAGTTTGCTTTAGTAACTGGAACATCGATATTTGAAAATAATATTGTGATATTTAAATCAAATAATTGAGCAAAATCCCTGTCATTTGAATACAAGAATATTTCTTCTTTATTGTTATGGTCAAGACAATATTGAGCTATTATATCATCTGCTTCAACATCATCAACCTCAATTTGTCTTATAAATAATTCTTCGGCATATTGCTGAATTCTTTTCCTTTGTTTAAGTATTGATTCCTCTTTTGCTTTTTCCCTTCGAATTTCCGCAGCAGTCATTTCAATTCTTTGATGCCATTTTTTTGAAACACGATTTGCTTTATATGCATGGTCAATTCTATAACGTTGAATTCCACCGCCTTCACCATCCCAAACCAACACGACTTTATTAATCATGTGGTCTTTAATTAATTTTCGAACGGTTGTAAAAAAAGAATATAATCCACCCAAATGACCAAAAGACTTCGTATGAATATCCTTTGCACCATGAAACGAACGCTTTAAAAGATATGAACTATCAACTAAAAGTGTTCTGGTTTTCATTCTCTATCATTCTCTTCAACATTTCTGTTGCGTTCAATTATTTCGTCCTCAAACGATACATTTCCATCAGCATCCATTGCTTTCGATTGAAAATCAATGTCATCCACAGTTAAAGTATCATCTTCAAACTTATTACGAAAATAAAGAATATGTTCTTTTTTATAAATATTCTCATGTTCTTTATCACCATAAATAAAACCATGTGGTGTTGAAATTATCTTACCCTCAAGACTGATTCCACCCCATTCACCATCAACATGATTCTTGGCAATATTTACTTTATTTTCAAAGCCATAATTTAAATCACGACTCTTACTTGTCGCTGTAATTCTACGAGTTCCATGAGTAATAATACCACCAAAATGATAAATCATACGTGCACCAAAGAAGAACGTTTCACCACCTTTATGTTTTACGACTTTGTTCATACTATCATACCAGATTTTCTGAACAGCAGCGAGTGTCATGGTGTATTCGCTATCAATTTTACGTGAATTTGGAACTGTATTATTTAATAATGACATGAACGTTTTTTCATAAGCACCAGCATTCCACATATTATTGTCGCTATCATCCTTTTCCAAAGCATTAATTGTTTTGATACAGTTTAGTGTGCCAATCGAATCGATTGCCACATAAACATCTCGTGGAAGTGCGCCACTTACCTGCATATCTCTGAAATCATAAATTGCTTTCGCCATATCTTCGATACTGGCTTCCTTCCTGTTATTATCTTGAATAACACCATATTTTTCCAAAAGATATTTATTATTAACAAGCAAATATTCACCGTTCCAATCAAATCCCATCATTGTTAATCGTTTATTACCTTCATCGATATTATTTTCAGTATCAATGATTATAACAAATTGACCCATTTTTTGAGCATTAACAATTGAACGCATGAGTGCTGTTGATTTACCTGTGTTTGAGTAACCCCGAAAAAGTGTTACGTATCCCACGGGCACACCGGGCATGCCAGTTGCTTCTCTCAAACCATCATCAATTGGAATCCATTTCAATGGTTTTGAGGGTACTTCAGGTGCACCAATTTTCTTTTTAAAGTCATCAAGACTAAAACTTTTTTTAGGTGTCGGTTTGCGTACCTCATTAGTAGGTACATCTTCAATTTTTTTCTTTGCCATAAAATTTTTAATTAAAAACAGAGTAAAAAGGGGAACTTTCATTCCCCTTTTCGCATTTAGTAATTTTTAGAAGGGCAGGTCATCATAATCACCACTCATGTTATCCTGAGTGTCATCATCATCTACACCATCAGGAACATCTTCTTCATCAGCAACATTTGCCAAAGCATTTGCTGCAAGAGTTTCCTTACCAATATCACTTGCATCATCTTTAAATGTGCCGACATCGTTAGGAGTTACATTGCTAATTGTAACACGTGAGGTTTCCTGATATTCCAAATCACTCGCCTGTTCGAAATCATCTTCATTACTGTCGAGATTCATTGTACGAGTATTGGCTTTTTCCTGTAAATCGGGACGACCCGGGAACACCCAATGTTTATCGGTTTGGTCAGTATCATCCCAATAAGGACTTGTACCTGTTGTCACCATCTGAAGATATTCATAAGGTGTGATATTCGGTGCTTTCTTAGGAAGAAATACATCTCTCCAACTGGTATCGTCATCCAGCCATGCCCTCATAACCTGTGGGTCAGCATGAAGCGGTGATTTTCCTTTAGCAGTAATCGCTGAGATTGCCTTATACACATGACCATTGAATTCACTGTCCGTCATAATAATATTAAGGTCAGTTCCAGTCTTAGCATCACTAAAATCAGCTTGCTGACTCGTCATATAGTCTTCCAAAATCGGAAGAAGTTTGTCGAGAGTTCCCTGATTCTTGTAATTGTGTTTAAATCTCCAAAATTTAACCCCATCTTTTTCTGCTCCTTTATCAATTCCTCTGACAATATAAAATTTCTTGGCTTCCCATTTAATGGCTTCCTTGTAAATCTCATCGTTTTTGGCTTTGATTACCAACTGAGCTTCATTCATGTTCTCTTTCTTAATCCCTCTCAAAGATGGGTTTTGTTTTGCAATCAATGCTTTGTGTTTTGCGCACAATGGACATGGTGCAGGAACAAGTAACGGTGCTCCATTATCATCTAACAGAGGTTTTCCATTAGCACCCAGCTTCGGTACTTTGGGGTCATTATGAGCAGGACAATAAATAACTGTTCCGTGCTTTTTCTTGCCACCAGCAGCATTTGTAGTAACTACATGGAAGAATGCTTC